ATTCATCAAACCGCTTTTTCCACGGTTCGGTAATCCTTGTAAGTGAATCCATATAGGTTTCACACGCTTCGCAGGACTATTGAGAGTGACAGCTGCTTTCGCAGTCCACTCTCGTACTTCACGGGCTGCAGTATCAAAGGGCTTAAAATCAACTCTTTTAACAGGAGACCGAAATTTAGAACGGGCTTCTTCGACATAACGAACATCTTCTTGCAAATTAAGAAGTTCATAATAAAAGCTAATCTGTCCCATACATTTCTTGAGTTTATTGGGTTCCATGGCTTTAATAACACCATGGCGCTTAACAACACGTAAGATCCGCTCGAGTAAATCGTTAGAATCACGATATTCATAAGGGTAACCATGCCACCATTCCCAAATGGTAATATAGGCATATCGAATACACTTGATTATAAACATAACAAAGTCGCCAAAACCACGTACACCAGAACCTAAAGCTCCGAGACGTTTAGCACGGTTTTCATCGAGTTTTGGATCAACATCACCAAAACCAAGTGAATGGGACAATAATTTTGTAAACATAGTAAAGACACCTTCATATTCTTTATCTTCACCAAAAGCTTGAGCCTTAACTTCATTAGTTGGTCTCATTTTAAATAATTTTTCAGCAAAAGACGAAGCCATTAATTTAGTCGGTATATGTAAGGCTAAGCAAAGAGCAGAACCCATTGCAATTCTAGAAGTCAAATCAGGAGTCAAATAAATTGCAATGCCAGTCAACAAAATAGACATGACAGTTTCAACAATTTGAAATTTTTCATATTCTTCACCTTTCGTATCAAGTTCTTTGAGAAGAACAACAAATTGTTTGGACATAGAACTAAAAGAACCTAAAGCCGCATCTAAGCCAGCTTTAGCCTTATCGGGCAAGGACTTATAGTTAAGTTCCAATTGAACTTTAGGAACCCAAGATGTAAACCAGTTTTTCCAGGTTTTACCATCTTGACTATCATCAGTAAGGGCAGGACTGAACTGAGTAAGAGGTTGGGTCTCAGTCTTAAGCATCTGAGCAAAGACATCAAGAGCTTTTTGTTGCCAATCGAGTCTTCTACTAAGATCATAGAAATAAGAACGCAACACAGGGCTTTCACTAAAATCAGTGATTAAAGGACGGCACACTACAGCAATAGAGGAAGTCGTTTTGAAACTAATGCGGCGATCCGAGTTGGATCGAGAGTTACAACGTATTCTCTTATCGTGGGCTTCAGGGTAGTGAAAATCCAAGAACAAGCTTCTCAAGTTACAGAGATATAACCCCTGACAGTGTATGTCAGGTCGACCGTAAACGGTGATCAGGTATCAACAAAAACATCCTAAATAGGGTGAATCAGTGACCCATCGACAGAAACATCAAATAACTTGCCTCAACAGCGATCCGTGTATGTAAATATGACACTATGGCCATTATACACCATTCTACAATAAGAGGAGTGTAGTCGTAAGGAAGTCTTAAAATCCAATATAACCATGGCACATGGCACAGAAATGGTTACTGCAATAGTAAGTAAAGTTTCAAATAAACTAACAAACAAAATTGGTTTCACTCAATCTTTATTAAATCAAATTTCCAAGGTCTTAAGAAATTAATATAGATTGTACCTAGGGTTTTCCTAGGGCATTAAACAACAGTTTCATAAAACTGCAAAATTAGCAAAAGTGCCCAAAAGGGCACACACAAGCCGCGCATAAAAGCGGGAGACTTAAACCAGTTAAT